CGATTTTAATATGATTGGGATTTGCTTGACAATACTCATCTCCGGAATCATATTGAGATTGATTGTGTAGTCTGGTGTAAAATATGGAAGTATTTTTTCTATAAGTTGAGCACCATCTTCAATGTTTCGTACATAAGCATAGAGTGAAAAATCGAAATCGAATGGCACTGGATTATAAACAGAAAGTGTGGTTGATGCAACACCCGATGCTGCAATGTTGTTAAAATTCGTGTTTAGCTTTCTTCCTGCATCATAATTCATGTTGTTCATTTCGAATGACATGATAGGTAATGAAATTTGAACTTTTTTGTCTAGTTCTGGATCACCTTCCAAACGAGAAACGTATTTTTCTTTCCCTCCGTAAACCAGGGGAACCAAAAAATGTTCAACTTCATTACCGTCTGCATCATAACGAGCAAGTTTAATCTCATTGAAAAGATTGCCAAATGCTACAACCAGTTTTCTGATTGTTTTGTGATATGTGTAATTTTCTACGGTCATGTTATTGATCCAAATGGATTACTTTCTGAGAAGTTGACATAAGTATTACTCTCAGTTTGAATTATTTTATTGTCATACATTTCACGTTCTTGATTATTTAATAATTCATCTGGTGCTGTCGTAATTGTGTATGACGCGTTACTCGTATTGCCTCGGACTAAAATGTTATTTGCAAAAGTTCCGTACAAATCTGTAACTTTTATTGTTGCATCAGTAATGTTCCAATTCGTTACTGTTCCATATGCCGTGTTTGCTGTGTTGTGTATGGATTCTCCAATTATGAAGTTTCCGTTTCCTGTAGCCACATTAACATTTAAAGCCAATGAATATGCTTCTTGTGCAACAATATTATCAATTTGTGTGACACCAACATCAATTGTTTCCTGTGAGTATTTGAATTTCTCAAGTTCCAACTTATAGAAAAATGGAAACTTATTACCCATAACATAGAATGCTTCGGTATAGTTTACAAACTTAATTTCATACATTTCACCTGTTTGAGAAAGAAAAGGAATGTAAATTAAGTCACCTTCTCTTGGTCTGTGATACGTTTGTGGTACCCAACGTGAGAAAGAACGTTTGGAAACGATAACCGACATGTTGTTACGAATTTCAAGCCCAAATTTGGAGAAGAATTCTCTCTCACCTTCATAACCATCAACGTTGGTGATATAAAGTTCGAGTGGGTATGCAGCAGTAAATTTCTTTAGTGGATCTTCACCATAGAGTAAATCTCTTGCAGCCTCGTTAATATTTGGTACGTAATAACAATCGACGCCATTAATCTTAATGGTTTCTATCATCAAATCCTCAATGAGCCTTTGCTCAGATGAAGAATTGTAATTGTTAAAGTAGACTGAGGTTGCCATTAGTTCATGTACCCATCAGCCGGCAAAGAATAAGAATTTAACATTTCTGTTTCCAATGCCTTAATTTCTTCTATTGCTTCTTGGAAAATCTTATCTCCATTTAGTACAACACCACCAGGAAGTTGGACACCGGCAAATTTTTTAAGGTTATTACCCCAAGTTCTTTTTATTAGTGCTGTTGCATATTCTTTGAGCCAGCGATCATTCCAAACATCAGCAAAACCTTCAGGTTTAATGAGTGCATAACATTCTGCAATAACTGGCGTTCCCACGTTCACAGTAGAACCCCAACCCCAGTCGCAAAAAAGCCTGTGCATGTGTCTCTGGAAACGAATGGGAACTTCACCTGTGAACATAATTTCAAGAGAACGTAGGTGTTGTTGTGTGAGTGTATAGTTTACGTATGAAGCAGAAGTGAAGTCATATAACTCATTCAGACGTAGCTGATATCTCAAATCGAACATATTGTTTGTATTGATTGAGTCTGATATTGGAAATATGCGTGTCACACCAATAATGTTTACTGCTGTATTTGATGAATCGAGTGTAACCTCGGGACGCATATCAATATACTTATTTGCCATATCTGTTGCATCAAGTTGTTTTACATAGTAAATCTTTTGAGTTGCATCAAAATGGTAGTCTTGCCAATATTGCAGTGCATCATCAATACGATCTTCCACCTGGTCATCATCAACATTGATTTCAATCGTTGGAAAACCAAGTCTGCGTAGGCAATAATCTTTGAATATTTGTCTGGTATTTACTGTTGGCATATTTTTTCCAAAAATTGTTTTTCTGGTATATTTATGCCAAAAAAAACTAATAAAGAATTACTGAATTCCCATTTCCTTACGTATCTTAGTTGCTGAAATAGAATGAATTTCCTCAGTAAACACCTCTTGTTCTATCTTATACCCAACATCACGCCCATATGTAATGTTGACGATATTTGGCACAATCTGAATTTCGTATTGCCCCTGATATACAGGATCTAAATCTCTTTGAATATAGTTTTTGACTTGCTGTATTGCAAATGGATTAGAACCTTGCCATCCTTGACAATCTCTAATTTGTATAACTACTTGTCCTGTTTTTGCAATTGCCCTATCAAACAATGCTCTATGACCTGGATGCCAAGGTTGCCAACGCCCTAGCATCTGCACAGTTTCTTTTTGCCAATCAAATCTTGGCCTGCGTTTATTTTCAAGAATGTGATTTCCAATAAATTCAACCCATTTTTCGGCGTTCTGCTCAGTAATTCTAAAATCATATAAGTCTGGTGAAATGAAAGCCTTATTCGTATCATCATACCTTCCAGCATCAATTGTGTCCATCCAGACCGTCCAATCCGCTTTAAAATTGTGACGCATTTCTGGCAACGGTGCAACAAAATCACATATGACAAAATCACCAGAACATTTCATAGCAAATTCAAACATTCGTATACTTTGACGAATACGGCCTTCTCTACTAAAGTCCCAATCGTTAAATCTTTTACGTACCTCATCTGCATTAAACCAATCAACAGAAACTTTAATTGTTGTGTGGCCAAGCGCACTATCTAAGTCCATCATCCTATAAGGATTTACTTTAAAAATATCACCATTACACTCAAGATATTTTTTGAGTTTTTCTGCAAAATAAGTTTTACCTGAACCCGGTAACCCCATAATTAGAATTTTTTTCATATTATAATTTAAATTTTATATAGATTCTTCGTCTGCGGCAGGCCAGATATTCTCAGCAAGTTTTGCTTCACCTGCGGCAATTGCTGCAATAAGGTCGGCAATATCTTCACCCGAATTAACAAGCTCGGTATCAGCAACAACCAATCTCAGATGTTCAACATTCCGATCAATATTGCCTTTATTGTTTTTGTTAGGTGATGCACCAGCAGTCAGTTTTTCAATTTCGTCTGTGATGACCCAAACGCTGTCTCTGGCTGATCTAATAGTGCCTTGAATTTGTGCAAGTGTTCTTGTTGTATTTCCCATTTTATTGCCCTATAAGTGTTGTGTTATCCTCATTTGAGGGTGTGGTTTCATTTGGTGTAGAATCTTCAACTTCTTCTGTGTAATCTTCGTTTACATTTCTCCAAAATTCAGTTCCTTGACATTTTTCGTATATTGACTCAGGTAATACTTCTTTTGGATCCTTAGAAATTTTTTCTAAATTACCACGAACCTCATGCATATCTGAAAGACCATATACCATCGCATCATTTTCTTTATTTATATTTTCTATCTTTGAGAAATCATGTTCAAAATATTCTTCATCTAAGAATTCATAAATTTTACTCATCGTTTCTTTAGGTTCAGTCATTAGGTTGTCATATTCAATAAAGTGGATTTGTTTTTGTTTGCCCTCCATCATAATTTGTTGAATGCCTCCATAACTTTGTCCAATAATTCCATTAGGTCCCGATAGAAATTGACACCTATTTTCATCATTCAGTGGTATATTACTCTTAATTAACATTTCATCTATAAAATTAATTTTACCATTTATCTCAAATGGATTCCTACGATGCATAGTAATAAATGAAGTGAGAATCTCATCCATGTTTCTGACTGGGCAAAGAATTTTTGGTTCAACTCCAAAATAACCTGGAATATAATGCATACGATTTACCCATGCACGATTTTTGTCAATGATCACCGGTTTATCAACATCGGAATAATAATTTTCAATAACACTACTAATTATTTTTCCTGCTTGTTCGGCTTTTGGAAAAGCCAAAAATAATTCATCATTTGAGATTGCATTCTCCAGAGTGAGCATAATACCCACGACAGGAGAACTGGGTCCAGAATATATTTTAGGATTCTGATTTAAAATTGAGGAGATTAGAGTGCTTCCAGATCGAGGTAGACCCGCCATGAAGTAATATTTTTTCATGGAAGCTCTCATCATTTCTTCACGTATAATTTCTTTAATCATTTCTTTCATATTTTACTCATTTCATTGTTTGTTTACAGAATCAATAATTTTATTTATATCATATAATTCCACATTATCGGCGAACGGATACTCAACCTCATTACCATTAAAGTCAAAATCGAACAGATAACTTCCTGGAAGTTTAAAATCATACGGTATATCAGTGCATATATTATCATGCAAATCGTAACCAAAAACCTTTGGGCTTGTTCCATTCCATAACACAGTTGATTTCCGTTTCATTGCAGTGGCGGCATGTTGCATACAAGAATCAATTAATATTCGTTTCTTACTGTGTAGAAAAATACTAAACAATTCCATTAGTGATAATGACTGTTGTGCTGTAGCAAATACATGTTCAGCATCATTTAATTTTGGAGAATTTATTTTGGTAATTTGAAAAATATGATAGTCTTTTTTATAGTGTTCAACCAATTCTTGTGCAATATCAATAGGCATATCTCTTGTCCAAGCATATGGTTTGGCGTCGGTTGTCATCATGCCACCATTTGTGTGTAGAACCATTATTGGTTTTTTTCTACCCCAAACAGTTTTAGAAACATCAAATTGTAGTTTATTAAACTT